AAAGAAAGGATCTATTTTATATGAAAGAAAATGAATTTTATACAGTTAAAGAAATTATGAAACAAACTGGATATAAAAGAACAAAATGTTATGATTTAATATATAAACTAAATGAACAATTAAAAGAAAAATATCCAGGCATTGTTACATATAGTGGAAGAATACTAAAAAAATTTTGGGATGGACAATTCAAAACAGTAAAGGAGGAAAATTAATATGAAAAAATATAAATTAAGACAATGGGTTAAAAATCTTATATGGATGCTTATTGGAGCTTTAATTGGTATCACAATTTATCAATTATTTACTATTCATACTATTGAAAAATCACCTGTTGGTACTTATAAATGTTCAGGAGGTATTGTTAGAATATGTAGTTTTTCAAATGAAGTGTATGAATCTATAAAATAAGTTAAAAGCATGGGGGCTATTGGTTATTTTAAAATCGTTATTATTTAGGAGGAAAGATGATATTAAAAATTTTAGAAATAATTATTACGATTATTATAACTTTAATAGGCTCTTTTATTATAGCTATATTGATAAAAGACATTATTAAGGCTTTAAGAAAGTAGGCATATCATGAAACAAGAAAAATTAAAAGAAATAGTTAATACACGATTATTCATTAATATGCCAGTAACTGCTCAAGCATTATACTTTCATTTATATTTAAGAGCTGATGAAAATGGACTAGTGGATGAACCATTGCGTATTAAACGTATTTTAAACTTTTGTGAAGCTGATTTTTGGTTTTTAATTAAAAGTAATTTGATTACTGTTGAGGAAGACAAAATCAAAATAAACGAGGTGTTGTATGAATAAAACGTTTTATTGGATAAAATTAAAAACAGATTTTTTTAGACGAGAAGAAATTGATTTTCTATTATCACGAAAAAATGGAGCTGAATATGTTGTTTTATATCAAATGATATGTTTAAATACCGCTAATTCTGATGGAAAACTAGAAACTAAAATTGGTGAAATGATAGTACCTTATAATGCAGAAAAAATAGCACGTGATTGTAAATATTTTGATGTAGACACAGTAAATATCGCTATGAATTTATACAAGAAATTAGGGCTTATTTATGAAGAACAAGAAGGCGGATTAAAAATCGCTGCATTTGATGAAATGGTAGGAAAAGAATCTAAGTGGGCAGAAAAGAAAAGAATATATAGAAAAAATCAAAGTCAACTATTATTAAAAGAGGACACAAAAGAGGACATTGTCCAAAATATTAATGAGGACATTGTCCAAAATGTTAGTGTGGACATTGATGAGGACATTGTCCGACAAGAGTATAGAGATAAGAGTATAGAGTATAGAGATATAGATAATAGAGATATATTAAGTGTTAGTGTTAGCGAAGACTCGCTGAAAACATTTCAACAGCTTTTTAAAGATTTTCAAATAGAGAAAATAGAGGATCAAAAATTAATCTTAAAATATTTGAAAAATGGAATGTCCCTGGAAGTTATAAAAAATGGTTTAACAATTCCATTTAATAGAAATGCTACAAACTATGATTTTGAAAAGCAGAAAGCTCCTATTGAAAATCCTATAAGTTACGGAATGCAAATATTAGCAAATTGGAATGACTTCGGAGTTCAGGGCATGGAAGATGTAAAAAAATACAATAAAATTAAAGGCGGTGCTAAATTATGACAATGAATGACTTAGAAGACTATAGAACTTTAAGAGATGAAATTAATGAACTTATTCGAGAAATAAATGAAGTAACTTATTGTTCTGTTGGTTCACCAACATTATCTGGAATGCCCACAGGAAAAGGAAACTCCGTATCATCGGTTGAGAGAACTGTTCAAAAAAAAACAAAGCTACAAGAAAAATTAAGTAAAAAATTAGATTCACGGTTAGAAAAATTAATCGAAATTGAAGATTTTCTTGAAACAGTAGAAGATACTGATGTAAGATTAATAATTCGTTATAGATTTATCAATGGATTAGATTGGCAAGTAGTTGGAGAAAAGATGCACTTTGAAAGAACAACACCATATTACAAACTAAAAAAATATTTAGAAAGGGAAACTAGTAAATGAGATATTATGAATTTATTTTAGTTATTCTGATATTACTCATAATTTTGTTTATAGTCGTGGTATGGCTTGGGCTAAAATATGATGTAGTTGGAAGAGATAACAAGATAAAAGAATTAGAAGAAAAATTGAAACATGGAAGAAAGAAAGTTAAAAGGAAAAAGGTACAATGATATTGCTATTTTAGCAGATGTAAATCCAACACTTAAATTTCAATATAAAAATTAAAATGATTTTATTAAGAAATTTAGAAGCTTGAAAACATATTTTCCATTGTCGTATAAAGATTTACTATTTCATCTTGATAAAAGAAAACTTTATGAATTAAAAGATGGAGCATATGTTAAAGAACTTCTTACAACAGAAGAAATAAAATTTGTGTATGGAACTATAAAGCTATGTTTTTCAGTAAAAAATGGAAACATTGTAATTGAAAATTTAGAGCCAGAAGACTTTCTTCTTGATGGTTATTATACATTGCTAAATGTCTATCAAGGTATTCCATATAGAAATGAAAAAGATTTATTTAAAATTAAATTATTAAAAAATATGAAGGAGAAAAAATGAAAGATAAATTTTTAGAAAAAAGCAAAAAAGAAAACTTGATTATTAAGTTAGCTAGTTTGGATGATTCGAAGATTGAAAAGCTAACTTACAAAGAAAAACAAAAATGTTTTAAAGCAAAATCAAGAGTTGGAAGATATGTATTTATATCAAAGAACAACGGTGGTAAAGGGGTTACTTATAGAAAGGGTGATAAGCTTGAAAACTAAATACAAAGTTTTATTGGTTATTTTGGGTATTTTAATTTTCTTAATTGCTATGTTGCTTTTTGGCAATCTGATATACAATTCTGAATATAAAAAATATTGTTCAAAGTTGCCTTTACATCAATTTTATCAAAATAACTATTGTTTAAAACTATACGATTTGGAGGAAGATACTTATGAATGAAAAATTAAGAAAGATTATAAATCATTATGGTGTGGATAAACAATTGAAATATTTTCAAAGTGAAGTATTTGAATTAAATGAAGCGATTATTAAGCAAAATAATATGGGATTTATGGAAAATGCATTTTTAGGAATGCAACATATCCTGGCATCAATATTAAATATTGAAAGTTTAGATCCTTCAAAAGAACATATTAAAGAAGAAATTGCAGATGTTATGGTTCTGTTGAAACAATTTCAATTATATTATGATATTTCAACAGAAGAAATAAAAAGTATAATGAAAGATAAAATTGCTAGACAATTAGAAAGAATGGCAAAGGAGGTAGAAAAATGAAAGAAGAAGGATATTACAATGTTCCAACTTATATTGAAAAAGCTATTAAGAAAATGTTTAAGTTAAGAGAACAACAAAGGGAACTTGCTTCTCAAGTTGAAGATTTTATGGATTGTCATAATATTCCTAAGGATGTTCCTTTAGAAATGTTAAGACATTTTCCAGAAGAAAATATTGAACCTGGTCAACTTAAAATGGAGATGTGAATTTTATGAATGGTATAGAGAGAATTAAAATCTTGGGAAAAGATATTAAAGAGGATGCTCTTTTGGAAATTATAAATTATTTAATTTCAAGAGAAGATATGGCAGACAAGTATCTGAATGAAGAAAAAAGCTTATCTGGAATGATAGATTTCATTAGAACAAAGGCCAAAGAAAAGGCTATTAATAACATGGCAGTGGTTAAAGATGAAGAAGTATTTGGATGGGCAATACATTATTTTGATGAATCAAATGCCGATTTAGGAATAAAACAAGAAGAAAATAAAGCCAAAGTAAAAGAAGAAAAGAAAGCAGAAAATAATGAAATAGAAAAAAATAATAAGCCTTCTAAAAAAGAATGGAAGCCTGAAGGTCAATTGTCATTATTTGATTTTAAGTAATTATGTATATAAAAATTAAAGATAGAATTTTATATAAAGAATTGGAAAATAACTTGTCTACTCCTAAAAATTGGAATAAATTTATTAATAAAATAAAAGTTGATCATAATTTAATCATAAAAGATAACTACTATTATTGTACATACTGTAAAGCAAAATTTAAATCTAATACTAAGATAAATGATACAATGAAATGTCCCAATTGTAATTTGAATTTAAATGTTAGATCAAAAAGATTAAAGTATCATAAGTTTTATGATTATCTATCCGTTTTAGATAAATACAATGATTATTATATTCAAAGAATTTATATGTTAGAATCTATTTATAATAATAGAAAGGTAGATAGCACATGTTATGAATTTGGAAGAATTATATATGATAGTTCATTTAATCTTCTGCATGAGATTATTAATGATAATGTTGTGGCAACAACTAGTGGTAATTGGGTTTGTTATAAAAAGGATTCGGAATATAATTGGAGGTATAATACTTCTTATAATTGTCCAGTATCTTACTTACATGAATTTATTTATTACCCATACAACTTAAAAAAAGTATTGCCAGAAAAGTATAGGTATAGTAAATTATGGACTCTTGTGTCAAAAGTTGGTTATTGTGATTTAATCTATTTATTAAAAAATTATAATTATAGTGTAGAGCTTCTTATAAAATATGGATTATATAATTTAGCTTTATGTCCTAAAAGTTTTAATTCTAAAAATAAAAAAAATTTTGAAGAAAGATTTTATGGACTATCCAAAGATTACTTACCATATATTAAAAGACATAATTTGAATATTGATGAATTAAAAGCTTTATCTATAGTTAAGAAAAAATATATCAAATTAGTAAAAAAAGTGGTTCTTATTCCTGATTTTGAAAAACTATCTGTGGCTGGAGTAAATTTCGTTAAAGCATTTAAACTGACTGACTTATGTGTGCTTAACAGCCATGAATATATAGACTATCTTAAATTTGCTAGAGAATTAGGTTTTGATTTAAAGGATAAGAACATACTATATCCTAAAAAAATTAAAATAGCACATGATAATCTACTTAAACAAATAGAAATCAATAAAAATAAAAGAATTGATGCAAAAATAATTAAGATAGCTAAAAAAATTAGTAGTACTCAATATAAAAGTAAAAAATATATTATTTTTCCAGCTAATTCTTATAAAAGTTTATTAGATGAATCTAAACAACAAAATAATTGTGTAAGAACTTATGCTGAAAAAGTAGCAGCTGGGGAATGTTATATATACTTTATGAGAGAATTAACTGATATAAATCATTCTCTGGTTACAGTAGAAGTAAGAAATAAGAAAGTAGTTCAAAAAAGAACTAAAAATAATGAGATAACTTCTAAAGAACAAAATAAATTTCTAAAAGAATGGGAACAAACAATTTTAAGAAACTGTGAGGTGATGAATTAATGAGTAGAACTTTTAGAATAAATTTTGGTAGAAAAACCGTAAGGCCTTTTAAAGAAAATGATATTAAAAATATGATTGTAATATGTAAAAAAGTAAGGGCTCAAGCTGAAGAAGATAATAATGATGAACAAAAATATCTTTGGGATAGAAACTATATGATTTTAGTTCTTGGAATGAATTTAGCATTTAGAATTGAAGATATTCTTCAGTTAAGAGTTGATAGTTTTAAAAATGGTGGAGTTTATACTAGAGAATTTAAAACAAACAAAGAACAATCTTTTGAATTGCATCCATCACTTGTAAAAGATATAGAAAATTACATTAACAGAAACAATTTAATTGAGGGTGAATATTTGTTTAGAAGTCGTAAAGGAGTTAATAAACCTATAACTAGACAAAGAGCCTGGCAAATAATAAAACAGCTTGCAGATCAAGTAAAAGTTTCTTATCCAGTGGGTTGCCATTCATTAAGAAAATATTTTGCAAGAAAATATTATGAAACAACAGGTGATATAGTAGGCTTAAAAGAAATGTTAAATCATTCTAGCGAAAGAGTGACTCTATTATATATTTGTTGGGAAAATGATGATAAAAATAAAAAGAGAAAAAGTTTTTATTTAGGAAGTTAGAGAACTATAAGTGATATATCTTGGGTATATCATAAAAATTTAAAGCAAGTAATTTTACAAAATGAAAAAATGTAAATTCAAGAAAAAAATAACACTTTCTTTATAACAGGAAAATGATTATAAAATCTAGGTAAAATTAAGATTTTGATATAAGAAAAATGAATTTAACAGAATTATGTCATTTTGTAAAATTCAAAGCAGTATGAAAGGAGATAAAAATATGAATGTAGATGCAAAAAAATTTTTAAATAAAATAGATTATTTAGAAAAAAAGTTAATTGGAGAAGATAAAAAAATATTTGTTGAGGCATTGTTTTTGTTTAATGAATGTGCAAGAATGTTAGAAGAAAAAGAACTGCAAGTCAAAAAACAAAAAGAAGTAATAGATAAAGTAATAGAAATGATAGAACCATTAACTGAATTTAATATGTGTACTATTAATGGAAAAATATTAAAAAAGCCATTAGAAATTTTAAAAGAGGTATCTGAATGAATAAAGAAAAATTATTGGAAGAGATTGTGGAACTTCCAAAAATAGAAACAAATAATCCGATAATTACTATGAATAGTATAACTGTAGATGATTTAATGAGTGTTATTGATAGATTAAATAAAGTTCCTGATTACAATGATTTATTAAAAGAAAATCAAGAATTAAAGAAACAACTTGAAAATTGCTATTGTAATAGAACAGATTGCTCTGGAAGAATAAAAGATAGTAAAAAATATGATAGTTTAATTCAAGCTCAAGAAGTTCAACAAAAAGAATTTATAAAGTTTTTAGAAAATGAACTTCTTCATGCACGTTACTATGCACGTGATATTGCACATTATATTGAATATGTTTTGCGAAAATATAAAAAATTAATAGGAGTATCAGATGAAAAAGAAAATTAGATACATAGAAGAAATATATACTGATAAATATAGAACTTTATATCAAGCAATACAAATAGATATTGATTATGATAAAAAGAGCAAGGGTTTACATAGTAAAAGCGTTAGAGCAATGGTAAATTCTAATTTATCTATATTACTTAAAAGAAGATATTTAACTGATATTTATGAATTAGTAAAAGAAGAAATAATAGGAGATGATAAATAATGAAATTAGAAGTTGGAATGTATGTAAGGACAAAAAATGGACATGTAGATAAAATTATTAAAATAAATAATAACTCACTCAATGGTAGAATAATACAAGTTAAAAATGGAGAACTAGATTGTTGTATGGGCTACACTGTTTTTACAGATTTATTTTCACCAAGTCATTACACAAAAGCAAGTTTTAATATTATTGATTTGTTTGAAGAAAAAGATTTAGTTGAAATAGAATTTTATTCACTAAGGGCTGAAAAAAGAATTACAAGACTATTTGAGGTTGATTTTAAAGATGATAGTCATATAACTTTTAATAATGCACACTGTCAACTAAATATTGTAGATGGTATTTGGAGTGATGCTGATCTTAAACCAGTATTTAAATCAATAGTAACAAAAGAACAATTTGAAAATGTGGAATATAGAATAGGAGATGAATAAGTTGAAAAAAATAATATTATTAATAGTTTCACTACTATTATTAACAGGCTGTAATAAGCAAGTATTTGATTTTAAATACACATTTGATAAAGCATATTGTAATTACAATGGTAATGAATTTGAATTGAAAATAGACAAATGGACAGATTATTACGATGGCGAACAAATCCAAATACAATCAAATGGAAAAGTTTATTTAGTTAGTACAAATAACTGTTATTTAGTGGAGGAATAATGGATATTATACAAAAAATATGAAAAATGGGAGATGATAAATAATGGACTTAGACAAAGAAATAGAAAATGTGTTAATTGCATTGGATGACATAGACAAATATTGTAATTCGTTATCTAATTTGCTAAGTTTGGAAGATCAAAAGACACAAGACTTATTACATTATATTGAAAATCCCAAAATAAATGCTTTTCAAAGTTATAGATTGGTTAAACAATTAAAAAAAATAAGACTTGATAGAAGAAATATAAAAAATAATATTGAATTGGCTACTACGTTCTATAATAACAAAAATAAATTAATATCTAACGAGTATAGATCAGTTTTAAAAGACGAATTAGAAAAGACTAAGAAACAGTTGCAATTGAAATACAAGAATAGATATTATCAACAATGTGAAATAGTAAATATTATAAAACAATAATTTTTCACATATTTCACATGGGATTAGTGATATACTATAAATTAGTGAATGAATATTCACTAAAAAACCTCGTATACATAGAAAGCAACAATATTCAAATATTGTTGCTTTCTGATTTAAACGAGAAGATTAAAACATATTTTCACCACAAAATTAATCTTCTCGTTTAAGTTTGGAGTGATTAATAAATGTTTAAGAGTTGTAGTAGATGCGGTTGTATTCATGATGCAAATAAAAAATGCTATAAAAATCGTCAAGTAAGAGGTAGAACTGATGCCGATAGATTTAGAAACTCATCTAAATGGCATCAAAAAAGTAATTACATTAGAAATCGTGATAAAAATCTATGTAGATGCTGCATAGCTAATATTTATAATACTTATCAAATTTATAATTTTAATAAGCTTGAAGTGCATCATATAGTTCCGCTAGAAGAAGATATTTCTAAAAGATTAGATGATGATAATTTAATTACATTATGCTGCTATCATCATAAGTTAGCAGACAATAACAGAATACCTAGAAATATTTTAGTTAAATTAACAGATGAAAATTGTAATTTAAAAGAAATACACGATGCGGTAGAGAAATCTGATATCCCCCCTATACCGTAAGTTCGTTGTTTTTAAGAATTTTGAAACCTACCACTCACCTAAAAGTGCAATTTATGCCTAAAATGAAAATTTTTGGTAGTTGATATGAAAGAAGGAGATGAAAAAAATGGCAAGACCAGCTAAATCAATAGAAACAAACTCAATGAAAATGAGTAAAGAAGAAAGAAAAACAAGAGAAGAATCTGAAAAAAATTTAAGAGGTTCTAATGATAATATTAAGCCTTTTTCGTATTTAAATAAAAGGCAAAAAAATATTTTTAAAGATATTTTAAAAAATCTTAATAAAGATATTTTGAGTAATTTAGATACTTATCTTTTAAATCAAACAGCTATAACAATTGAACGACTAGAAAGCCTAGAAAAAGCAATTAATGAAGCTAGTAAGGTAGTTGATGACGATGGAAAAATTAAGGATAAGTTAAATGTAAGCTTGATCTCAACATTGAAATCAGCTCGAGATATGTATTCAAAAGATTTTTTCAGATGTTGTAATGAACTATCTTTATCACCTCAAGCTAGAGCTAAGATATCAATAAACACACAGCCCACAAAGAAAAAAACTTTAATGGATATCTTAAATGATGATGAATGATTATATATTAAATCATCCAGCTTATATTTATGCACGTGAGATTGTAAGTGGGCAATTGAAATCACCAAAATTGTTTTATGAATTAAATGGCAATAAAAAATTTATCCCTCCGAAATATGTAAAGATTCAATGCGAGGAATTTTTAAAAATTGTTAATAATGATTCAGAAAAGTATATAATTGACTTTAAAAGATTAAAGAAAATTGATAAAATATGCAAAATTTTGGTAATGGCAAAAGGAATAAAAGCTGGTAAAAGAATTTATGATTCACTTGCTGGTTATCAATGGTTAATAATAGTGGCAAGTTTGTGTACTGTTTATAGAAACAATACTAAAAAAAGAAGATATGAAACAGTTATATTAGAAATCTGTAGAAAAAATGGAAAAACATTTATTGTAGCTTTTATAATTTTATTGTTGTTCTATCTTGAACCTATGTATTCTCAATTTTATTCTGTTGCACCAGACGGAGCATTAGCTAAAGAAGTAAAAAAAGCAATTGAGCCTTTAATAAAGACAAATGCCGAAATTTTTGAAGAAGGTGAATTTAAATTATTAAGGGATTGTATTAGACATACAATTACCGATAGTGTTTATATTCCACTAAATTATTCGAAAGACAGAATGGATGGTAAAGAGCCAAATGTTTTTGTAGCAGATGAAGTAGGTGCACTTCCGCAAGCATATCCGATTGAAGCGATGCGTTCGGGACAATTGCTGATCGTAAATAAGTTGGGTTTTATAATTTCCACAAAATATCCAACATTTGATAACCCCATGGAGGATGAAGTAAAATATTCTAAAAAAGTGTTAGAAGGCTTGATAGAAGATGAAACAGTGTTTGCTTTGTTGTATGAACCTGATGAATCAAAAGACTGGTCATTTGATGATAATATAATTCTTCAATCTAATCCACTTGCATTAGAAATTCCAGCGGTTTATAAAGATTTATTGGATAAAAGAGCAAAAGCTATTGAAATTGAAAGTAAAAGAGAAAACTTTCTAACGAAACATTGTAATATTATTTATCAAGGAGCAGGAACAGAAAGTTTTATAGATGTAACTGAAGTTCAAAAATGCAGAACTGATAAAATAGATTGGGCTGGTAGAGAAGTTTATATTGGAGTTGACTTATCAATGTCTGATGATAACTGTGCTGTAGCAATAACAAGCAACGATGATGGAACAATTTTAGCTGATTGCATTTCTTTTATACCAGAAGGAAGAATAGAAGAAAAAAATCAGTTTGAAAAAATAAATTATTTTGAATTTATAAAAAATATGAAATGTATAGCTTGCGGTGATAGAACGGTTGATTATAAAGTAATAGAAGATTTTGTTTTTGATATTGAAAAAAAGTATGATGTTGTTGTAATGGCAGTTGGGTATGACAGATATAATGCTTTATCTTCAGCACAGAAATGGGATGAAAGATTTAACACTGTACAAATTCGTCAACATTCTGATACATTACATCCACCAACTAAACTTTTATATGAAAAAATAATTGATGGAAAATTTAAATATGAAGAAAACAAACTCCTGGAAATAAATTTTCAAAATGCTAGATGTGTTTATGATACAAATATGAATAGATATGTAAATAAGAAGAAATCTAGCGGAAAAATAGATATGGTAGTTGCACTCATAAATAGTATGTATCTATTACAACAAGATGTTTTTTTAGAAAATGGTAATTTTTTTGTGCAACTTGCATAATTCACATAATTCACATCAGAATTATGCTATAATGTAAACTAGTGAAGTAGTAATGAGATAAGACAAGCTGAAATGGCTTGTTTTTTCGTTATAGAAAAGAGGTGAAGATAATGGCATTAATTGATTTGTTTTTAGAAAAAAGAGAAGTGATATCAGAAACAAAAGAAAACACAGATGTTGTTGATGATTTAATCTTAAAAAAATTACTTTCTGGTCAAAATCTTACAAGTGATGATGCTTTATCAATTCCAGCAATATCAAGTGCTGTAGACCTATTATCTAACATGGTATCAATGTTACCAATTAAATTATATAGGTCAGAGGTTATTGATGGAAACAAAAAAGTCACTGAAGTTCTTGATGATAAAAGATTATATCTCTTAAATATAGACACTATGGATTTGCTTGATCCATTTCAAATGAAAAAAGCAATAGTTCATGATTATTTAGTAGAAAAAGGTGCTTATGTATTTATTGACAAAAAGAAAAATACTGTTAATTCTTTAAGATATATTGATCCAATTCATGTACATTTCCAAAGCAATTTTGATCCGATATATAAAGATGTTAAATACTCTGTAGATGCTAAAGAATATGAATCTTATCAATTTATCACAATATTAAGAAGAACAAAAGATGGAATAAAAAGCGTGAGTGCTATAGAAGAAATTACTAAATCCATTGAAACAGCTTTTTCAACAATTCTTTATGAATTAGGATTAGTAAAAAAAGGCGGTGCTAAAAAAGGTTTTCTTGTTTCCGAAAGAAAATTAGGAAGTGAGGAATTAAAAACATTAAAAGATGCGTGGAATCAATATTTTGGTGGTAATAATGAAGAAAGTGCCATTGTTTTAAATAATGGATTGAAATTTCAAGAAGCTTCTTCATCAAGCGTAGAATTACAAATAAATGAAAGAAAAAAGACTTTGAAAGATGATATAAAAGATGTTTTTCATATTCATGATGACTACAATAACACTATTAAATTTGGCGTGATGCCAATTATAAGCGCTATTGAAACAGCACTAAACAAGAATTTATTATTAGAATCTGAAAAAAGTTCTTTTTATTTTGCATTTGACACAAAGAACATTACACGAGGTTCTTTGAAAGAAAGATATGAAGCTTATAAAATTGCTTCTGATACTGGTTGGATATCAAAAAATGAAATCAGAAATGCAGAAGATTATGATAGTGTAGATGGATTGGATGTTATTAGCATGACATTAGCAGATGTTCTTTATGATACAAAAAATAGGACATATTTTACTCCTAATACGGGATCCATAGTCGATTTGGAAAAAGGAGGTGATACAAATGAAGATCCAAGTGAGAAATGATAAAGTTATAATTGATGGTTATGTAAATGCTGTTGAGAGATATTCTAAAACGTTATGTGACAAAAATGGATATTTTATAGAAAGAATTATGCCCAATGTTTTTAGTAGAGCCATTGAGAAAAATCCTTCTATTAAAGTTTTATTAGATCATGATTATGATAAAGAACTTGCAAATACAAAAGATGGAACAGCTATTTTAGTGGAAGATAATATTGGATTAAGAGCCACCGTAGAGATTACTGATGAAAATGTAATTTCTAAAGCGAAAAAGAAACTTCTACGAGGTTGGTCTTTTGGCTTTTATTGTAATGAACAAGATGAGGAAGTAGGAGAAGATGGAATCACAAAGAGAAGTGTTAAAGATATTGATTTAATTGAGGTTTCCATTATTGATGATAAAAAAATTCCAGCATATATAGGAACGAGTATTGAAATGCGTGATGACAAACCTAGATTGTTAGAATATAGAAGTGAAGAGTTTGATGAAAACTCTTTTTCTTATGAAAATAACATTAACTTTGCTGATATGACTATGACTCAAAAAAGAGAAATATTATCATTAGCATTTAGTAAAACATTTACTAATGGTTGGCTTGAAGATTTTGATAATAACTTCACATACGGAGTTATTGATGAAAATTTTGAGTTATATAAAATACCATATTCAATAATTGATGGAAACGTTAATTTTGACTTGAGCAAACAAGTAAAAGTTATTAAAGGTGGTTATCAAGAAGTAAGAACAAAAGATAGGCCTGAACAATCTGAAAAGATTGACAAAATAGATTATTCAAAATATGAATTGATATTAAAAAATATGAAGGAGGAAAAAATATGAATATCAAAAAATTAAATGAAGAAAAAGCAGAAGTTCAAGCAAAAATGCAAGGACTATTAGATGGAGTAAAAGCAGAAGAAAGAGCTTTTACAGATGACGAAAGTAAATTATTCGATACTTTAAAAAGCCAAGTTGATGCTATTAATAAGACAATTGATGCTTTTGAAAAAAGTAGAGAATTAATTGATGATGATTCAAAAGAAAATGATGATTCAAAAAATAATGAAGAAAGAGCTTTAAAAGCAGAAGAAAGAGATGTAAAAGAATTTGCTAATTTTATCAGAACCAATGTTTTGAATGAAAGAGCTGGTGAATCTAACTTTTCACAAGGCCAAAATGGTGTAATTGTTCCAACAACAATTGCTAATAAAATAATTATGGCTGCTGTTAATATGTCACCAATTCTTGAAAAAGCTACTAAATACAATACAAATGGTAAATTAGAAATACCTGTGTATGGAAAAGGAGCTAGTGATGCAGACATTACTGTTGCTTATGGAGAAGATTTTACAGAATTAGTTGAAAAAGCTGGAAAATTCACATCAGTAACTTTAAATGATTATTTAATTGGAGCTTTAGCAAAAATTGGTAATTCTTTAGTAAATAATACTGACATTGATTTAGTAAATGTAGTAATTAACATTATTGCTGAATATGTAAAAATATTCTTAGAAGGCCAAGTATTAAATGGTAGCACTAATAAAATCCAAGGATGTAAAGATATTCCTGCTAGTCAAGTAGTAACTACTGCTGCAGCTGGTGTAATTGCATATGATGATTTAGTTAAACTAAAAAATAAAGTAATTCAAGCTTTCAGAAAGGGTTCTATTTGGGTTATGAGTCAAGATACTCAAACAGTATTAGAAACTATGAAAGATGGCAATGACAGACCATTATTTGTACCTGATCCAACAGGTGAATTTGATGGACAAGTTCTTGGTTATCCAGTTTATGTTTCTGATAATATGGAAGAAATTGCTGAAGAAAAATCACCAATTATTTTTGGAAACTTTAGTGGTATAGCTTTAAAAACATCAAAAGGATTAGAAATCCAAGTTTTAAAAGAAAAGTATGCTACACAACATGCAACTGGTGTTGTGGGATGGCTTCAAGCTGATGCTAGAGTAGAACATACTCAAAAACTAGCAAAATTAACTATTAAGAAATCTGCTACACAAGCAGGTAATAACTAATGTATTTAGTTGTTAAGGGTTTTGCAAATAGTAAAATCTCAGCTGCAAAAGGGAAGATAATTAATCTTAGTAAAGAAGAAGCAGCTTCCCTTTTAGAAGCTGGATACATTGTTAATGCTAAAATTTCAAATGCAAATATTAGAGAAAAAGATAAAATTATTTCTAGTTTGGAAAAAACAAATGAAACTTTAGTTAATAGAGTTGCTGAGTTAGAAGAAGAAAATAAAAATCTTCTTGCTAAAATATCTGAGTTAGAAATTTTATCAATGGAATCAACTGAAAATGTAGCAGAAGATGATTCAAAAAAAGAAGAAAGTATTGACAATATAAAAGAATCAACTGAAAATGTGTCAGATGATGATTCCAACAAAAATGAAGAAGATACTGAAATTGTTGGAAATGAAGAAGAAAATAAGTAGTCAACTTAATTGTTCAGGCACTCCTGAAAGGAGGAATTAATTGATGCTTACAAAAATAAGTGAAATAGTAGTCGATGATATAATTGATTACTTGAGAATCTCTGAAACTTCGGAGAAAGAAGAAAAATATTTGAAGACTATATTAAATGTTTCTAAGGAATATATACGTAAATATACTGGCTATGAAAAAATAGATGATTTAGATAAGTATCCAGATCTTGTCATTGTCGTTTTTGTGTTATGTCAAAGTATGTATGATGATAGAGCTTACTACATTGATAACACAAATGTTAATAAAGTTGTGCAATCAATACTCGATTTGCATTCAAGGAATTTATTGTTATGATTAATCCTGGAAAGTATAATAAGCTTATTGAAATTATTGCGGTTGAAAAATCTTTTGATAAAGCTGGTTTTTCAGAACTGTCTGAAAAGACAATTTTGAAAGCTTATGCTAGTGTAAAAACTACAAGAGGATATACACTGATTCAAAATGATAGTGATTTTGAAAAAGCAACAACCAATTTTACAATAAGATATCCATTAACTTTGATAACAAGAGATATGTTAATCATTTATAACGATAAAAGATATTCAATAGAATATTTAAATAATGTGAATGAAAACAGTGTCGAGTTAGAAATGCAAGCCAAATTAATAAGAAAATAAATGGCAAGTTTCAAGGCAGAGATTCCAGCAGATATAATATCAAGTTTTGAAAAACTTGAATCTAGTTGTGAAGATATGCTAGGAAATATGACAAAAGCTGGAGCTAAAGTAGTTTATAAAAATGTAATTTTAAATATGAAAAAATCTTTTAAAGATTCTTCTGATTTAGAAAAATGTTTAAAAATTACTAAAACTTATAAAACATCAGATGGTTCCATAAATACCAAAATAGGTATTTATGGATATTTGCGTGGAGATAAGAAAAAACCTGCTCCATTAATTGCAAATGCTAGAGAACATGGAACATCTAGAGGAGAAGCAAGAAAACCTTTTCTCAAGAAGTCGTTTGATAAAAGAGGTATTGAAGAAGCTATGAAAAAAGAAGAAAGTAAATATTTACCAAAGGAGTAATTAGTTATGAATGAAGATATAGAAAAAATTTTTCAAGGGGAAATTACTATAAATGAAAAAAATATTCCTGTTGTATTCAAAAAATATTCAGGACATGCAACTGATTATGTAGTTTGGTATAACGATGGTAATGTTCCTGCTTTTAATGCCGATGATAAAATCGTTTATACGATTAATTCGGTAGAGTTTAATGTATATACTAAAGGAAATTATATAGATATAGTACAAAAATTAAAAGACATATTAGAAACAAATGATTATTTTTGGACTGGTGATAGTGAAGACTTATATGAAGAAGATACTCAATATCATCATTTTGTAATGACATTTGAAAAAATAAGGAGGAAATAATATGGCAAGAATAGGTTTAAAAAATTTTAAATATTCACCACTAGATGCTGATGAAAATGTTACAGGACCAAAATCATTGGGAAAAGCAATTGATTGCAAAGTATCTCTTGAACTAAATAGTGCTGAACTTTTCGGTGATGATACACTTATTGAAAGTGATTATACATTTAATAAAGGTACAGTTACTATTTCAATTGATGATGATGACGATGCAGTCTTAGCTCCATTACTAGGTCACTCCATTAGCGAAGAATATGTTGTAACCACTGATAAGACACCAACGACTGGTAAAGTTTACTACACTAAATCAGGTAGTGAGTATACTAAATTGACTGGGTCAACATTTACAAGTGGTACAACTTATTATGAAAAAAATACTAGTTATGGTGAAGTTATTAGAAAGGATACCGATGTTGCACCTTATATTGCTTTTGGTAGAATTTTAACAAAAATTGTCAATGGTGCTTATAAGTACAAAGTAGAATTTTTAAATAAAGTAAAATTCAAGGACAGTATGCCTGATGAAAAAACAAAAGGTGAATCTGTAGAATTTACTACTGTGTCAATTGAAGGATCAATAATGAAAAAGAAAAATGGTGAATGGTCAAGAACCAAAACATTTAATACTTATGCTGAAGCAAATGATTATTTAACATCATTGCTAACAAATTCTAGTAACTAATTTATTCTTTTGAAGAAACAGTGAAAAAATCTGGTAGAAGAAAGGGTAGAGATTAGACAAATATGTCTTTTCTTTACCCTTTTTTATTATATAGGAAGGTGAAGAAATGAAAGAAAAAGAAGCAATTATTACTGCAGGTGGCAAAGATTATAAAGTAGTTTTTAATCTTAACGTAATGCAAGAAATTCAAAATGAATATGAAACATTCGAAAAATGGGGAGAATTAACAGATGGATTCGTTTATGATGAAAATGGCGAAAAAATTCCAAAAAGAGATAAATCTGGTAATTTGATTACTAAAATTATTAAAAATCCAGAAGGTAAAAATGAAGAAAGAGTAGTTTATGAAACAAAGGAAATTAATATTAAAGCTCTAATATTTGGTATTAAATTAATGCTTAATGAAGCAATTGATATTGATAATGAAACAAAAGAAGTTAAAACTCCATTTTTAACTGATAAACAAGTAGGAAGAATAGTAACGGAAATGGGAATTTCTAATGCAACAAGTGAAATAAACCAAGTTGTAATTGATTCCACTAAATCAGATACACAAAAAAACGAGTAATCCACGAGAAAGAAAAAGATGAAAAAATTGATTTCTCGTGGTTTTCATTTGTTGGTGTAACAAAGTTACATTATACGGAAAGAGAGGTTTTTCGTATGACTTTAAGAAAATTCAATAAATTATGGGAGTGGTACAAAGCTTATCATGATTTAGAAAAGAAATGTACTTATGCAGAATTAGAAAAAGCAGAAGAAAAAGATGATGAATGGTTATAAAAGAAAGGAGGAATTAATATGGCAAGCTCATTTGGTGGAACAGTTAAACTGCAAGGTGAAAGTGAGTATAGGAAAGCAATAAAAGATATTACATCAAATCTAAGATTAATGTCAAGTGAACTAAAATTAACAAATACACAATTTTCATCTGGTGACAAATCTTTAAAACAAACTAAAGAATCTTATGAAAATACTAATAAAGCTGTTCAAGAACAAAAAGAAAAAATATCTGAATTAAGAATAGCTTTGACACAAGCTGAAAAAGAATATGGTTCTAATAATGAAAAAGTAAAGACTTTTAAGACACAATTAAATAATGCTGAAAATCAGTTAAGACAAATGGAAGATGCAACTGACAAATCAACTAAAGAATTAAAAGAAATGAAAAATGAAATGCAAGATGCTGGGAATGGTGCTATAAAATTAGGGGACTTAATAAAAAGCAATCTAATAAGTGAAGGAATAATATCTGGTTTTAAAGGATTGGTTGGAGTTGTTAAATCTGTTGGCTCAGCTCTTTTGGATGTTGGAAAGTCTGCTATAGACAGTTATGCTAATTATGAACAATTAATTGGTGGTGTTGAAACATTATTTAAAGATAGTTCAGGAATTGTTGAAAATTATGCTAATAATGCTTATAAAACTGCTGGGCTTTCTGCTAATGATTATATGGAAACAGTAACATCTTTTTCAGCAAGTTTGTTACAAAGTCTAAAAAATGATACATCAAAAAGTGCAGAAGTAGCTGATATGGCAATTACTGACATGTCGGACAATGCTAATAAGATGGGAACTGATATGTCGATGATTCAAAGTGCATACCAAGGTTTTGCTAAACAAAATTATACGATGTTAGATAATCTTAAATTAGGCTATGGTGGAACTAAATCTGAAATGGAAAGATTACTAAAGGATGCACAAAAAATAAGCGGTGTTAAATACAATATTTCTAATCTAAGTGATGTTTATAATGCAATACATGTTATTCAAGGAGAGCTGGGGATAACAGGAACAACAGCAAAAGAGGCAAGCACAACGATACAAGGATCTGTAGCTTCTATGAAGTCTGCCTGGGGTAATTTATTAACTGGAATTGCCGATGAAAACGCAGACTGGAATACTCTTGTTAATAATTTTGTTGATAGTGTAAAAACTGCTGCAGACAATATATTGCCGAGAGTTGAAGAAACATTTGATGGAATAAGTCTTTTAATAACTGATTGCCTTGGAATGTTACTTAATAATATAGTTCCTATGGGTATTGAACTTATTCAAAATTTAATTGATGGTATGGTAAGTCAATTTCCAGATATATTAGCTAGTATTAATAATGCTATTGGAGTCATAACAAAGGGTATAGTTAAGATGTTGCCACAGATTATTCAACTGGGGCTTCAGATTATATTGTCTTTAGTTCAAGGAATAGCAGAATCTTTGCCAACATTAATCCCACAAATCGTTGATACTGTACTACTTATTGTTGATACTTTGCTTGATAATATTGATTTAATAATTGATGCTGGTATTCAATTATTAATTGGCCTTGCTGATGGTTTGATTGAAGCATTACCTGATTTGATTGATAGAATACCTGAAATAATAGATAAAATTGTAATGGCAATATCAAATAATCTTCCAAAAATAATTGAAGCTGGTGTAGAATTGATTGTAAAACTAGCCTGGGGAATTGTAAAATCAATTCCTAACCTGGTAGCAGCAATACCTAAAGTATTTACATCTTTATTTTTGGGAATAGCTAATTATTATAGTCAACTTATTCAAAGAGGTGTTGAAATAATTAAGAAAATAAAAGATGGTCTTGTAAGTGGTATTAAGAACATGCCAGAAATAGGGAAAAATCTAGTTAAGGGAATATGGAACGGTATAAAAGATACCACTGGTTGGATTTTAGATAAAATTAAGGGATTTGGTAAGTCAGTTTTAAATGGAATTAAAAGTATTTTTGGCATTCATAGTCCATCTACTGTTTTTAGAGATGAAATTGGTACAAATTTAGCTAAAGGAATTGGCATCGGATTTGAAAATGAGATGGAAAATGTAAATGGGACTATACAAAAGTCACTACCGACTGATTTAGAGTTCTCATCTAACTTGGATTTGAAAAATAATAGTTCAAATATGACAAAAATGTCTGAAATTGAAAATAATCAACTATTAGTATCAGCATTACAAGAAGCTTTAGAAGGAATGGCTTTTAAAGTAGATGGGGATAAATTTGGTGAATTAGTTATTAAAAATGTAGAAAGGGTGGTTTATTCATGAATTATGTTATTTGGAATGGGAAAAAAAGTAGTGATGTTCCTGGCTTAATAATATTATCTTTACCACCTATTTCTAAACCTCAAACTAGAACGGAAATAATTGAAATCGATGGTGCTGATGGAGATATTATTCAAAATTTAGGCTATAAAAGCTATACTAAAACGATTTCAATTGGATTAACCAGAAATTATGATATTGATGAAGTAATCAAGTATTTTAGTGGCAGTGGGATTTTGACTTTATCTAATGAATCGGATAAATACTATTATGCACAAATAATAGATTCTATTGATTTTGATAAGTTAATAAATTTTAAGACTGCAAGTATAAAATTTCACGTACAACCTTATAAGTATAAATTAAATGAAAATAATGTTGAATTGAATATAACTACTGAAGATGAATTAATAGTTAATAATCAAGGATTAGCTGTTTCTAATCCAATTATTACTATGTATGGAAGTGGATTGGTTGAATTATCAATTAATGATGTAAAAACATTCTCTGTTAATATAGATAGTGAATTTATTGTAATTGATTCTATGAATCAAGAAGCATATAAAAATACATCTTTGAAAAATAGAAATATGATTGGTGAATTTCCAAAGTTATTTCCTGGAAATAATAAAATTACTTGGAACGGAACATTAACAAAAATAATTGTTAATCCGAAATCGAGGTGGTTATAATGATTAGTGTTTATGATGCAAATGAAAAAGAATTTGCTAATAATGGACTTAAAGTTTTAAAACCTCAAAAAGCACTGATAACAAAGGCCGATAATGGCGATTATTATCTTGAGGTTAAAGATTCAATTGATTTCATTGAATATTATCAAGTTGGAAATATTATTAGAACAAATACTCCATGGGGTTATCAAGGTTTTAGAATACATGACTTGGAAATAAATAAAAAAAATGTTAGTGTTAAAGCTTTGCATCTTTATTTTGATACAAGAAATTATATTATAAAAGATAGCTATGTTGTAGATAAAAATTGTAGTGATGCATTGAATCATTTAAATAATGCTTGTGATGATACTACACCTTTTACATTTCAATCTGATATTATATCAATCAATTCGTACAGATGCGTTCGATCTTCGTTAGAAGCTGCAATAGCAAATGTAATAGATAGATGGGGTGGACATTTAGTTAGAGATAATTTTGTTATTGAAATTAAAAGTATTATTGGTCAAGACAGAGGAGTAGTTATTTCATCTGGAAAGAACTTAATTAATATTGACAAAAAGGAAAATTGGAATGATGTAGTAACAAAAATTCTGCCAGTTGGTAAGGATGGGATTTTACTTCCAGAAGTTTATTTGGAAGTAGATGAAAAACTGTATGACATTCCATATACAAAAGTTGTTTCGTTTTCACAAGAAAGTATTTCTGAAGATGATTATAAAACAAATGATGTTTTAGATAAAGATAAATATACTAATGCTCTTGTTGATGATTTAAGAAAACAAGCTTTAAGTTATTTGAATGAAAATAAAATTCCCAAAATTAATTATACTGTAGAAGCTGATATAAAAAATGTTTCCGATGTTGGTGATATAATTTATGTTAAACATCCGAAGTGTAAAATAGATTTAACAACGAATGTAATTTCATTGCAATATGATTGCATTTTAAATAAGTATGTAAAAATTGAATTTGGAAATTTTAAAAACAATTTAAAGAATCTTTTTAAAAGAGTAACTTCTATTGTAGACGAAAAAATTAAAAAAATAAATCCAGATTCTATTCTCGAAGGTGCAATTACAAAAGCAAGTGATTTAATAAAAAATGCTATGGGTGGTTATGTATATAAAACTAATAGTGAATTGTACATTATGGATACAAATGATCCAAAAACAGCAAAAAAAGTATGGAGATGGAATATTAACGGATTAGGGTATTCCTCTACAGGAATTGAAGGTAGATATGAAACTGCAATTACTATGGATGGTTCTATAGTGGCGGATTTTATAACAACAGGTAAAATAAATACAAATTTGATTGAAGGCTACAAAGAATTAATATTAAAAACTGATGAAATTAATTCAAAAATTAGTGATATTGCTGATATTACAACTAGTGGAGAAAGTGAATATGCTTCAGTTAATTTAGTTGAGGTTAATGAGAGTGAACCAATTGCAATCAAAATTCATCCAACTACAGAGGACATTTCATATTTGTATCCTAGTGATTACTTGTATCCAGCTGACGACTTATACTTAAATAATAGGATAATAAGATTTACTAATACTGATACGAATGAAGTGTTTGATTATGAATTGCCAGATGATTTATTATATTATGATGCTAATAATTATGATGAATTTATTCTTAATTATGATAGTCAAACGTGTTCAATAATAAAAAGGGTTGAGTATATAAAAGAAACTAATAAAAATGCAATTAAAACAACAGAAGAAACTATTAATTATGATTTTCCTACTATAGCACTTTCTGCAGGAAATTACACAGTTTCATTGCCTGGATATTCAAATGCGTATTTGTATGTTCAGTTAATGGCATCAAATATCTATACAACTCAATTTGCAACAAAGATTGAAATGAGTAGTGCAACTAAAAGCATTAATTTAGAAATCGAAAAGAAAGTTGACAATGAAGATTATACTGCGGCACAAATATTAATGAAAATCAACGGCGATACAAGTGAAACATTAATAAAATCTGATAAATTAGACATAAATGCAATTGCGAAGTTTACTAATGATAAGTTAGCTAGTGCTGGAAGCACTACTATAAATGGGTCAAATATAACAACTGGAACAATATCAACGTCTAGATTAGCAGCAGACGTAATAACAACGGGTAATTTTTCTGCTCAAAAAATAAATGCAGATAACATAACAACTGGTACTATTAACTCATCAAGGTTAGATAGTGATGTTATAACAACAAGTAATTTTTCTGCACAAACTATTAATGCTGAAAAAATTACTGCTGGAACCTTAAATGCAGACAGAATACCAAATATAAGTGCTTCAAAAATAACATCTGGAACAATGTCTGCTAATAGAATAAGCGGAGGTTCTTTAAATATCGGTAATAATACATATTATTTGAGAATGCAAGCTAGTGGCAATAATTATGCAAAGAATCCATCATGTTCTGGATTGACTGTTGGAAATCAGGGACTAGTTGTGAACTCTACTGCTTGGATGAAAGCAAATACTAATTTTTATGGTTATTTAAACATTTTTAATAAAAATCGCATTCGAATTTACCTTGGAGAAGATACTAGTTCTTCTTGTTACACTGCAGTTGAAGGTAAAAAGACATTAACTGCTGGTGGTCATTCAATGACTTTTTATAATGGCCTTTTGGTTGCATTTTCATAAAGGAGGGAAAATTATGGAAAAACCATTCACAATTAGAATAAAAGAATTTAGTGAAAAATTGATAAAGGAAATCAATTCTTCGAAATTGCCAGTATATGTTTTGAAAACTGAAATTGAAAAAATATATACTGAATTAAATAGAATTGATGAAGAAGAAATAAACAAATATAATGAAAGTTTATTGAATGAAAATAATCAAAAAACTCAAAGAAAGGAATGATGAAAAATGAGTAAACTGATTGAAAATATTTGTTCAAAAGTATTGACAAGCATTCGTAAGAATGCGATAATCTTACAAACAAACAAACAAACAAACAAACAAACAAACAAACAAACGTGCTTTGTGCGTTGCGAAGGGAGGTGCGGTTATTTAGTAATCGCATCTCTAAACAGAAAGGGGGCAATGGCTTAATTCATTGCTCTTTTTCTATGCGAGGTGCATTATGCTGATTTTTGCAAATAAAGGTGAAGACAACGCAACACCTATTAATGCAACCAATCTAAATTCTAATTTTAGCGAACTAAATAGCAATATCAACAAACTTAAAATTGCAGCTAATACTGTGGAAGATCTAACTCTGAATGCAGGAGATACTTATCAGTTAAATTTACCTGAAAACACTATTTTTGTTGAGCCGTTATTACTAAGTGGTGGAAGCTCATATTGTGGCGGGCAATTTTTAGTTCCAGGTGGACCATTTGGATATTTTGTAAATACTGATACAAATCCTGGCATATATATTAGGTGCAACGAAAATGGATTAGTATCAGTTTCCGATTATCAGCATTCTGGTGCAATTGTGAAAGGTTTTAGGATTTGGTATTTAATTAAATAGAAAAGTTAAAAGAGCAATGAAAAGCCGATTATATGGCTTTAAGAAAATTTAAAAATAAAGGTGAAAGTGGAGCAACACCTATTAATGCAGATAATTTGAATTATAATTTTCAAGAAGTTTTAAACTTGATATGTCCTGTCAATAAGACTGAAATTTTTCTTGATAATGAAGACCATAGTAATTATTTAGGTTTCACATGGGAAAGAACTGCGATAGGAAAAGCAATTGTAGGTATCGATATTTCTGATAATGATTTTAAAACAATTGGAAAAATAGGTGGAGAAAAAACACATAAATTAACGACAAATGAAATGCCTAGTCATAGACATCAAGTATATGGTCTGTCTGGGGCGGGAAACGATACTTATGCACTAACTGGTGTAGGTGGAAAAACGGGAAGTTTTGAACCTCAAAATGATTTGTATTTGGGTATGGCACAAGCAACTGGTGGCAATCAACCTCACAATAATTTATCACCATATCAAGTTTTTGCAATTTGGAAAAGAACAGCATAAAAACTAAATAACCATTATTGAATGGAAAAAATTAATTTTAAAAACAAAGGAGAAACTGGAGCAAATCCTATTAATGCAAATAACTTAAATTTAATGCAAAATAATGTAGAAAATAGTTTTAAGTCTAGTATGACAACTAGTGATAAAGATACATATAATTGTAATTACATTAATGGCATTATTGAAGGTGGAAGTAATAGCAATGGTAATTGGATTAAATTTGCAGATGGCACACTAATAACTGTTCATCAAGTTAACCAAACACTATCAAGAACATCCACATGGGGTAACATGTACGAAACAAATCAAGCTGCAAGTTTAGGTGATTTCCCAGTTGAATTTAAATATACGCCATTTATATTTTTGACACTTTACGGACAAAATGCTCTTTTTGAGTCTATCAACGATGCGACTAAAAGTTCAGCTGGAAAAGTTTATTTGATAGCTCCGACAGCGAATGATGGTCAAACATACACAATACAAGTATTGGCAATTGGTAAATGGAAATAAAAATAAAGGATAGAAATGGAAATAATAAAGAAAGGATAGAAATGGAAAATATAACGTTAGGGCAGGTAGCTACAGCACTTGCTTTTTTAGTTGGCTTTATAAGTTCAATTAAATATATTTTTAGTATGTTTAGCAAACAAATAGATAAAACATTAAATCCGTTAGTAAAAAGAATTGATGATTTGGAACTACAGTCAATTAAAACGGATTTGACAAATTTTATCTCAGATGTAGAGCACAATATTCCAAAAAGTCAAATTCAAAGACTTAACGCACATGAATTATATGATAAATACAATAAATTGGGTGGCAATTCTTATATTCATGAGCACTGGGAACAATTGCTGAAAAAAGAAAAAATATAGGAAGGAGGTGAAAAAATGGAAATAACAAATATTATAACAATAGTTACTATATTTGCATCATGGATTTTAGGTATTGCCGCTAAAAAATGCAAATGGATTAATAATAATTTAATTCCGATCCAAAATATTTTGATTGGATTAATTGTAGCGTGCATTGAATGGGCTATAACTAAAGATTTTAAAGTTGCTATAGCTTTAAGTGGTATTCTCGCTGGAGGAACCTATGACATCTTTCATAATATAGAAAAAATGAGAAAAGGAGAATAACTATGAATGAAAAAGCGAAATTTATAGAAATAACAGAAGGCCAAAAAGAAAAAATAAATAAAATAAGATTAAGTTTTTCTGATATCTATAATTGTATTGAAAAATTATGTGAAAATAGCAGAGAAAAATCTCTAGCAATCACAAAATTAGAAGAAGCTCAATTCTGGGCTATCAAAGGAATTAGTAGGGAGGAATAAAAATGGAAATTAACAAGTGTTTATTAATTAATAATTCATGTTATAAGAAAGCATCAAAAATGATACCTAAAGGAATAGTTGTTCACTCTACAGGTGCAAATAATCCTTATTTAAAAAGATATGTTCAACCTGATGATGGTATTCTAGGAAAAAATCAATATAATAATGATTGGAATAGAAGTGGATTAAATTCTTGTGTTAATGCTTTCATTGGTAAAGACAAAAATGGAATTGTTAGATGTTATCAAACTCTACCATTTAACTATATGCCATGGGGTTGTGCGAGTGGCAATAAAGGAAGTTACAATTATACGCATATTCAATTTGAAATATGCGAAGATGCATTAAAAGATGAAAAGTATTTCAATGAAGCTTTTGGGGTTGCTATAGAACTTTGTGCCTATCTATGTGACAAATATAATCTGTCAGTTGATAGTATTGTGAGTCATCACGAAGCTCATTTGAAAGGATATGCATCAAATCATGGTGATTGTGATCATTGGTTAAAGAAATTCAACAAAAATATGGATTGGTTTAGAAATGAAGTAAAAGCAAAATTAGAAAAAAATGCTGTTAAGCCGATAGAACCAGCTAGGTCAGATAACTTTCTAGGAAATAGAGGCTATTTGAAATATGGTGATAAAGGAGGCAATATCAATAAAATATGTTTATTCTTTGCTAACAATTTCTATGGTTATTTTGGTAACACAAAAGAAAGTGCAAGAATTAAACTTGTTGGTAAGAATAATGATGGTGCTTTCTTTGGTAATTACCTTAAAGCTTGGGTTATTGAGTTCCAAAAAAGGACTGAGCTTGAACAAGACGGTTGTATTGGTCCCATTACTTTAAAAATGCTAGTCAAATATGGATTTAAATATTAATTAAGACTCAGTCAAAATTGACTGAGTCCTTTTTTTAGTGCATTAATTTTTTGAAAAAGGATTTTTATCACTTTTCATAATATCTATGGTTTTGAGTAAAAATTCTCTGGTAGATTTAAATCCGTTTGCTTTAATCAAATTAATTAATTCAATTTTCTCTTCAGGATTTAATTCTATATTTAGTTGCACTTTATGTGTTTTTCGGTATTGTTTTATATATTCTTTTTGATTGAATTTTTTCACTATATTTGACAATAATCATTAATTGTGATATATTACTAGCAAGGGAGTGGTTATTTACCACTCTTGCTGAAAGGAATGCTTATTTCGAACTTAAGGGCAATTCCTTTTTTTGTTATCATTATTGTGATAACTTTTAATGATATTGTCATTTTCCCTCCTTTCTGTAATCTTTCTTGATTACATATTAATTATAACACATTACCTAGGTAATGTCAAGTAAAATTGAGAAAAATACTTTGAAAACATTTAATTTTTTTATATTTTTTCGCTATAACTGAAACGGCGGTAAAAAATGGCGGTAATTTTTCAAAATGTGCCTTATTATAAGGACGTTCGAGAGTAATATGGTGCCCTTCGCCTGCACCA